CCAATAAGTTATTAATAAAGTTATATATACTATAGAGTTTATATACACTACTACAGTTTGATATAAGTCCGCACCCCGGCATTCAGGCTTACAATTTGGAGGTTATATGTTGCCTAAGCATCACTACGACTTTAAAGATAGTTCCGTCTTTAATGATAGCGATTGGATAAGTGGACAAATAGATATGCTACCTATTTCTATGCAAAAGAAAGTGACCAATAAATACAGTGATATTTATTTAAAGCTTACTAATGAAAAAGATAGAAAAGCACGATTCAGATCTAACAGTTGGTTAAGAAAGACTGTTGATAAATACAAAGTAACAAATACAGAAGGATTATTTTAATGTTATATGAATTATACCCACATCAAAAAGCGTCAATTGACGAATTAAGGTCATCATTTGCAAAAGGATTAAAGCGCCCTATGTTATATGCTCCGGTTGCCTTTGGTAAGACCGTTGTAGCTGCTCATATTGTCACAGGGGTACTTGATAAAGGTAAGCGCGTTTTATTCGTTGCACCTTATACCGCACTCATTAACCAGACTGCCCGGTCATTTATGGCCCAAGGAATACCGCAACCGGGAATCATGCAAGCCGATCACCCTTGGACCAATGCAGGAAAAAGATTACAAATTGCATCAGTGCAAACATTGGCCAGAAGAAAGATCCCAGATGTTGATTTAGTTATTGTTGATGAAGCACATCTGCAGTATTCAGTTATTTGTAAGTTAATGGATGAAACAGATATTCCGGTTATCGGCCTTAGTGGGTCCCCTTTTTCAAAAGGACTTGGCAAATACTATGATAATTTAATTCATACAACATCTATGCGACAACTTATTGACGACGGGTTCTTATCTGACTATGTAGCGTACTCACACGACAAGCCAAACCTAAAAGGAATTAAAACCGTTGCTGGGGATTATCACGAAGGGCAGTTAGGTGAACGCATGAGTGATCCTAAGCTTATCGGTTGTATTATTGATACATGGTTAAAGAATGGAGAGAACAGGCCGACAATTTGTTTCTGTGTGAATGTGGCACATGCTGAATTCGTTGGTGCTGAGTTTGAAAAAGTAAATATATCGAATGTGGTGATCACCGGACGAACTCCAATGGAAGAAAGGGAAGTATATTTTGAGCAGTTTAAAAAAGGAAATATAAAAATACTCGTTAATGTTGGCACCTTGGTAGCTGGGTTTGATTCAGATGTAAGATGTATTATTGATGCAGCTCCAACTAAATCAGATATTCGCCACGTTCAAAAATTAGGGCGAGGCTTGCGAACTGCCAAAGGTAAAGATCACTTAATCATATTAGACCATGCCGGGAACCTAGTTAACCTTGGTTTTCCTGATGATATAGAAATAGATAAACTCGACACTGGAGATAAACAAGAAGCTGCAGAGCGTAAAGAAAAACAAGCTAAAGAGAAAAAAGAAAAAGAACCTAAAGAATGCGGAAAGTGTCACCACATGAAGAAGGCCGACGAACACGAATGCTCAAAGTGTGGATTTACTCCTAAGTTTATTGAGAATGTCGAGGTAGAAGAAGGTGAGCTTACATCAATAAAAACATCTAACAAATACACCAAGGACGATAAACAGCGTATATGGTCAGAGATTAAAGGTTATCAACAAGAGCGATTATTATCAGGTAAAAATTTAACTGATGGTTGGTGTTCGCATCTATATAAAGATATGGTCGGAGTGTGGCCAAGAAACTTGAGAGAAGTATCATCACAGCCGGGTGAGCAGGTAAGAGGGTTTATAAAACACAAGGCTATTGCATGGGCAAAAGGTAAGGATAAATTAAAAGATAGAGCTAAACATAACGAGTGGTTAGAAAGAAGACAAAATATAGTTTGACTAATGTAATATTATTAACTATTATTAATTATAAATAAGTTATAGGAGTTAATATGCAGACCAAAGACGCAGCAAAAGGGAGGTGGACAGAAATATATGGACACTTCGGTTTTCAAATAATAGTTAACAAGCACCAAGTATGCCCGATGTGTGATCGCAAAGGTTCGTCGGGTATTCGTATTCATGATAAAACTGGTAATGGCGATTGGATATGTGTTTGCGGTAACGGTACGGGCCTGTCATTACTTATAGAGTCAACAGGCTTACCGTTTGCTGAAATAGCTAAACAAGTCGATGAGATCATAGACAACAAGCCAGATAGAACATTAAAGCCTAAGTTAACCGGGATACCAAAAAAGATAGCAGCCACATCTAAACCAATTAACGGCACTTGGTCAGAGTATTACCTGAAGGAGCGGGGAATAATAAACCTCCCTACTATGTCAGTACATCATTGTGACTCAGTACCATACTTTAATGAAAACGGTGAAAAGGTTGGTAACTATGAGGCTATGGTTGCTACTGTTACCGATGCTTTAACACTTGAAATACTACAGCAACACATTACATATTTAGATGGTAGTAAGAAAATTTACCGAAAAGTAAGAAATATTACTGATACAGATTACAAGGTCCCGGTAATTAGATTGATGGATGCAGAGAAAACCCTTGGCATAGCTGAAGGAATTGAAACAGCACTAAGCGTACATGATAAATATGATGTTAAATGCTGGTCAACGATCAATAGCGGATTTATGAAAAGGTTTAGAGCACCAAAAGGTGTAACTAAATTATATATATTTGCTGATAATGATAAAAGTGGTACTGGCCATGCTGCAGCGTTTGAATGTGCAAGGGCCAATCTATCAGCTAAGAATGATGTTGTAGATATTACGGTTATATGGCCGGACGAACTCGGAGATTTTAACGACATAGAAGATAAAGATAACATATGTCATTGGGACTTCAGTATTTAATCACTAACAAACAAGGATAGATAAGATGAACACTGAAAACAAAAGCGATACACCTATGAATATTCGTGATTTATGGCAAACGCCAAAAGAGATATTTGACAAGCTAAGCCTTGAGTTTGGATTTAATTTTGATGTTGCTGCCAGCTTTCAAAATAGTAAATGTAATGAATATTATACAGAGTTAGATGATGCGCTTGATCAGAAGTGGGGTAAGGTTAATTGGTGCAACCCTCCATACTCTGATATTAACCCGTGGGTTATAAAGGCGATTGAACAACACAAGCAAGGCAGAACAACTGTAATGCTAGTTCCCGCTGACACTTCCGTTAAATGGTTTAAGAGAGCTTACGAGTCATGCAATGAAGTTAGATTTATCAGTGGGCGTATATCATTTATTAATGCCGACACTCAAAAGCCTGTTAACGGAAACAATAAAGGATCGGCATTGTTTATATGGAAAGGTAACGCGCCAAAGAATAGTCATACGGTTACATTGATTGAACGTGATGATTTTTATTTAGAGGATAAGTAACAATGAGTAATAGACACGATTTTACAGAGCGCCCTATATTCAGTCAGGAGTTATGGGATTCATTCGACCACAAAGTTGTCATGGGTGGCATGGGTGACGATACCGCGATGATGATAGCTGAATTATATGATAGAGGCTTTGAACCTGATGAAATAGTTTTCTGTGATACTGGCTCAGAGTTCCCGCATACGTATGAATTTATCAAGCACTTGCAAAAATGGTGTATTGAAAAGAAATGGTCAAAGGTTGTCGTTCTTAAAAAGCTTGATAAATACGATCAGCCATTATCTGTAATTAGTATGATAACAGAGCAGAATACTTTACCTGCTGCCGCGTTCGGTAGTAAGTCTTGTTCATTAAGGTTTAAAGTTGAAACTGCTGATAAGTATTTTAATAATGACGTTAATTGTTGGAAATCTTGGGGCGTAGAAAAGAAAGGCGTAGCAACAAAGTATCACGATGGTAAAATATTACGCTTAGTAGGTATTAATTTTGACGAACCGAAAAGAATAGAATCCTGGAAGAATGAACCTAAATGGACTCAAGCTTTCCCGTTGTTTGATTGGGTTATTGGTGAAGCTGAATCTGAAGCAGTTGAAAAGGTTGGTTTGTACTATCCTGGAAAGTCTAGTTGTTACGTTTGCCCATACTTAACACACGGCGAAGTGGCAATGCTCCATGATGACTATCCGGAGCTTTACGATCAGACCATAGATATCGAAGATAATTATCGTAAGCATAATTTAATTGAATCAGCACAAGATGATTTATTTGGCGATGATAGCTTTGATAATACTGTTTTAGGTCTTGGTGGTAGAAACGGAAAGACTAGACCACAGATGTTAAAAGAGTATCAAGCTAACCCACAACACTACAAGCAAAGTACAAATAAAAAACCTTGTGAGTGTGGGCATTAGTTAGTGCATAGAGCAGTTACTTTTTAGTTTCGTTGTGTCTGGTTAGCATGTAACTACCAAAGAAGAAGGTAATTATTGCAGCGGTACCGGCCAACATAACTGAAGCGGTTGAAAGCTTATAATAAAACTCTGCTAGCTCCATGTTAAAAGGGGCGGCTATTGCACACATCAAAACGAGCCATAGTTGAACTTTAATCCATTGCTTGGCGATTTCACGTCTAGCTTTGGAACGTTCGCTATTTTCACCCATAGAGGCGATAGCGTACGCAACAACACCTTTGCGCAGTTCAGTATTGGCTTCTGCGATTTCTTCATCGGTATATTGTTGGCCACCTATCCAACTACCAACGTTAGCAAGTAAGCCATCATCTTTATCTAATACGTTATCGATTACCTTGTCTGGCCATGACCACGGTTTATACCAACTCATTATTTAAACTCCTATCTGTAAATTATAACCCCTCGCAGAGAGCTGTTCTGATGGGTAGCTGGAAGGGTGTTGTTATTTAGTATTATAACATGAAAATAAAACCTTGATTATCTATATTATATGTATATACTGTCTATATCGTTTAAATATAAGGAAGGTTATGAAAAAGTTAATTGATTTTAAAGGTTTGGAAAGTTCTATACAGGAACATGCAGATTTGTTTTTTGATGGTAATTTTAGTATGGCTGTTCGCTCACTGGTTAGAAAAGGCCTAATTGGCGGATAAATTAATTTTAGATAACAAGGGAGAGATGAAGGATGTATAAATTAAATGAGCAGGAAGTTGAAAAACGCACACATAGCAATAAAATGACAGTTTTAGTGATAGTCTCGTTCGTAGCCCTTTGTTGTGTTTGGCCTTGCGTAGGTTGGATTTATGACATGGTGGTGTTATGAGAATATTAGTAGCTTGTGCACCATAACCTTTATGTTAAGCGCGTTGCGCAGAATAGGAGATAAATATAATGATAAGTGAAGATGATGTTATGCGTGGTCAATTGGATAATTTACAGCAGTCATACAAAAAGATAATGGAGGTGATTAGGCTTATAGATGTCAACGGTAAGTGTGGAGATTTAAATAGTAAAGCTTATAAGGCGCGAGAGTTATTGAATCATGCTAGATTGCAAATATGGGATTTAAGAAAAATAGACACATAACCATGTAATAAACTGCCAGCTTTAGCTGGTCAGATTTTGATTACGGTTGTTATATTTGCCGATTACACTAGAGAGGGTTTGAGAATGGAATGGATAAGCGTTAAAGATAAACTACCAGCACACTATGAAAATGTTTTTATATACCCGCTACCAGAGTTTAGCGATGAATACAGGTATGTTGGCGAGTACGATATAGTAAAGGAGTCGTTTGTGGTGTGGATTGGGTCACTAGGTGAACACGAAAAAGTATACGTAACACACTGGCGACCAATGCACGAGCCACCAAAGGCAATATAACCTTTATGTTAAGCGCGTTGCGACTTAATTAAGAATACAAATATTTGAACTGGAGTGATAGAAAATGGATAACGAAACGAAACAACCAGCTGTTAGCAATCCGCTTGAACATGTTGTTAGTAGTGATTTTGATCATGTATGGGAAGGGGAATATAAAGAAATCACAGACTTAGATAGGTATTTATTAAAAGCAACTATGAAAGGATGTATTAGATCGGGATTTATGACCGAGGCCGTAGCAATGAAAACAATAAAAAATAAATCCTACTAACCTCCATATTCACGTGCCGCGAAGGCGCGTGAGGAACGAAACAAGCTGTAGCGGTCATGTGCAATTGCTTGTTATACGGAACTAACGAGATAACGGAAGAAATTATGACTAATAGTAATTTAAAGATCGATGTAGCTGAGAATGGTTTTATAATTTATGAGCAGAATCATAACGGTGGAATTATTGGTAAAAAGTGGGCGTTTGAAAGCGCAGAGACATTGGCTGACTTTGTGCAGATATGGGGTGACGAAAACACAAAAGTTAAGCCACTTCCTAAGAATGGAGTTGGTGCCTTATAACCTTTTAAATAAGCGGCTAGATTGCTAGTCCGCTTGATTTTGTTGTTAGGTTCGCCTGATAACACCAATCAGAGAGATAAAATTATGACTGATATATTTACATGCACAAAAGATGGGTGGGCGCCAATCGAAATTAAAGACGCTGGTGAAAATGGGAGGCTACAGGTTAACAGTAGTATAGGTTGGGTTGATTTACATGAAGATGATTTTGATGGTGTAAGAAATAATTGCGAATACAGAATAAAGGCAACCTAACCTTTTATATTAACGCTGCCGAAAACAGCGTTAAAAGACACGTAGTGGCTAGCTGTTTTTGGTCACGTTGAATTAGTTGTTATATTTGCCGATTACACAGGAGTAAAAGCGAATGAAAATATTT